CGTACAGCCGTTCCAGATCCCGTCGCACTGGCCCCGCATCGTGGGTATCGACTTTGGTATCGATCACCCGACCGCTGCCGTCTGGCTGGCGTGGGACCGCGACAGCGACACGCTGTACGTCACCGACGCGTATAGGGTCAAAGACACGTCGATCGTGCAGCACGCTGCGGCGATCCGCACTCGCGGCGAGTGGATCCCGGTCGCCTGGCCGCATGACGGCCTGCAGCGCGACAAAGGGTCAGGGCAGCAGCTGGCGGCGCAGTACAAGGCGCAGGGCCTGGCCATGCTCAAAGAGCGGGCCACCTTCGAGGATGGCAGCAACGGACTCGAGGCAGGCGTCGCGCAGATGCTGGAACGGATGCAGACCCGCCGGCTGCGGGTGTTCGCGCATCTGAGCGAATGGTTTGAGGAGTTCCGTCTGTACCATCGGAAGGACGGTCTGATCGTCACCAAGGTGGACGACCTCATGGCCGCCACCCGGTACGGTATGATGATGCGCCGATACGCAAAAACACAGTCCGAAACGGGTACCCAGCGCTTCAACGTGCCGGTTGTGCCGTTCGGCATCTTTGATCCAGTCGCAGGGTACTGACATGCACACGCCCGAGGAAATTGAGCAAAACACCGAGCAGGAGCGTCTGACCAAGCTGCAGGCGTTCGGGCAGTCCATGGGGCGCCAGCGCGACAAGTGGGTGCGAGCCCGGTACGCCCTGGGCGTCGACAAGCGCTGGAGCGAGGACGAGGATCAGTACGACAGCAAGGACAACATCAACAAGGCCGCCAGCCAGATGATGACCAGCGTCGAGCAGGGCTACCCGGTCACCACCCAGGGCGCCAAGCCGCATCGCTCTACGGTCTACATCGGACTCACTCGGCAAAAGACTAACGCCGCCGAAGCGCGGTTCACCGACATCATCCTGCCCACTGACGATCGCAACTGGGGCATCAAGCCTACGCCTGACCCGCTGATCAGCGAGCTGGTGCAAGACGGTCAAAAGGCAGTCGACCCGGCCACGGGTGAGACGGTTACAGACCAGGAAGGCAATCCGGTGCCAATGAAGAAGATCGCTCGAGCGATCATGCGAGACGCCAACGAGAAAGCGCTCGGCATGCAGGTCGTTATCGAGGATCAGATGGTCGAGTGCGACTACAACGGCGAGCTGCGCAAGGTGATCCACGACGCGGCGAAGCTGGGCACCGGCGTGATCAAAGGGCCAGTGGTCACAAACCGATTTCGCAAAGCCTGGAAGGAGGTTGTCGATCCGCAGAGCGGCGAGTCGGTGTACATGCTGGTCATGGTCGAAGAGGAGTCTCCGTCGAGCTACCGCATCGACCCGCGCAACTTCTTCCCCGATCCGGGGTGTGGGGACTGCGTGCAGAACGGCAAGGGAGTTTATGAGCGCGAGGAGCTGACGGCACGACGCGTGCGAGAGCTGGCGAAACAGCCTGGCTACATCGACACGCAGCTGCGCAAGGTGCTGGAGGAAGGCCCCAAGCGCAGTCACGCTATGCAAGAGATCCGCGACGAAGAGCAGACAGACGTCGCCGAAGACCTGTTCGAGAAGTGGGAGTACACCGGCGAGGTCGACTACGAGGATCTCAAAGCCACGGGAATCAACCTGCCCGATAAAGACCCGCTGCGCTCAATCAGCGCCACAGTGGTGATGATCAACGACACGGTGGTCAAGGCGTTTCTGAACCCCTTGGAAGACGGCTCGCTGCCCTACGACGTGTTTGTCTGGGAGAAGGCGGGCAACACGGTGTGGGGATACGGCGTGCCGTACCTTATGCGCGCACAGCAGAAGGTGCTCAACGCGGCCTGGCGCCAGATGATGGACAACGCTGGCGTCACCAGCGGCCCACAGATCGTCGTCAAGCCGAACCTTATTCAGCCGGCTGACAAGACGTGGAACCTGTCCGCTCGCAAGATCTGGTTTGCGACCGATGATCTGGACGACGTGCGCAAGGCGTTTGCGACGTTCGAGTTCAACAGCCATCAGGCTGAGCTGTCCAACATCATCCAAATGGCGATGCAGCTGGCCGACGCAGAGACCGGCGTGCCGACGCTGATGCAGGGCGAGCAGGGCACAGCGCCTGACACCGTTGGCGGTATGCAGATGCTGATGACGTCTGCAAACGTTGTACTTAAACGCTTGGTCAAGCAATTCGACGACATGCTCACCAAGCCACACGTGCGGCGGTACTACGACTGGAACATGCTGTACAACGACGACAGCAGCATAAAAGGCGACTTCAGCGTCGATGCACGAGGGTCAAGTACCCTGGTGGTCAGAGACATTCAGAACCAAGCGTTCCTGCAACTGCTGTCCGCTGCGGCCAACCCGATCTTCGCCAAGTACATCGATCCGAAGAAACTGTTCGAGCGCGCGCTGCAAGCGCAGCACGTCGACCCGGCGGAGATATTCAGAACCGAAGAAGAGATCGAGGCGATCATTGACTCTGAGCGTCAGGCCGCACAACAGGGCCAGAGCGAAGACCCGCGCATTGTAGCGGCGAAGATTCGTGCCGAGACAGACGTGCAGCGCGTACAGGCGCAGAACCAGGGCGACATGGTGGAGCTGCAGACCCGCCTGCAGATCGCGCAGGAAGGTATCCGTGCGCGACGCGAGGAACGCCAGCAGATGATCGAGCTGGAAATGCTCAAGATGGCCAACGCGCAGAACATGACCCTGGAGCAGATCAAGGGCAAGCTGGGCGAGACGGCGATCCGAGAGAAGAGCAAGCAGAACCTGTTCGCCGCTGAGCGGCGCCTGAAGATGCAGATGGGGAGCGGGATATGAGCAAAGGTCTGATCAAAAGTCAGATGAAATGCAACGCGCCGCGTTCGACGCCGGATCACCCGAAGAAGAGCCACGTCGTCAAAGCCTGCGCAGATGGAAAAGAGAAAATCATTCGCTTTGGCCAGCAGGGCGTGAAGGGGTCTCCTGAAGGCTCGGCGCGCAACAAGGCGTTCAAGGCGCGCCACGCGAGCAACATCGCAAAGGGCAAGATGAGTGCAGCTTTCTGGGCGGACAAGGTGAAGTGGATGATAATCCTAAGTGGTAGTACACTTCTCTCTGGAGGTGCCTACCATGCCGAATTTCAATTTGAAAATCATTACAGTTTGTCCGAGTTGCAAGCAGGAAAGATTAGCTAGAACCGACGTTATACGAAAAGCGGAAAAAGAAGGTAGAGAGCTTCATTGTAAACCTTGCAGGAATCAAGCTAGGTTTGAGAACAAGCCTCACCCGAGGAAAGGAACAGGCGTAAAGAACGATCCAATAAGGGCATACGCTAACAGCAGCTACGCGAAGGCCAAACAACGTTGCAAGATGGGCGCTAAGCACCACCCGGCGTATGAGCACGTTGAGTTTAAGTTCGAGTCATTTGAACAGTTTTTTAAACTCTTGGGGCCGAGGCCACTGGGCTATACTCTGGATCGAATTGACCCACTGGGCCACTACGAACCTGGCAATGTACGGTGGGCTACTGTCGCTGAGCAGGCAGCAAATCGGCTTCCAAGGAACTACTGGTTAAAAACGAGGTAAACGTGCCTTCCGTATCGGACAAACAGCGCAGGATGATGGCAGCCGCTGCGCATGACCCCAAGTTCGCTGCCAAGGTGGGCGTGCCGGTAAAGGTCGCCAAGGAATTCAACCGAGCAGACAAGCGAAGCGGCCTGCTCAGCAAAGCGATGAGGTCAAGATGAAAGGTCTCTACGCGAACATCCACGCCAAGCGTGAACGGATCAAAGCCGGATCGGGCGAGAAAATGCGCGAGCCAGGCAGCAAAGGGGCGCCGACCGATGAGTCTTTCAAGGCGGCAGCCAAAACCACCCGTGACGGGTTGATCAGCAAAGCGATGAGGAACAGGTGATGGCGACAGTACAGTTTTCAAGCGTTCGCGATGGGGCAGTTGTGGTGACGTGGCCCACGCTGGGCGGCACAGACAGCGGAGCGCCGTTTCGTTTGCCCTGTGCTGCGGAACTGACCTTCCAAGTGGCTGGCACGTTCGGCGGCGCGACCTGCACGCTGGAGGGCTCCAACGACGGCACGACGTGGCACGTCCTGACCCAGAAAGGCGGATCGGGTAACGCAGGCCACGGCAACGTCTACGTGATGGCCTACACCGACGCACACACGCACACGTGCAATGAGATGCCGCTGTTCGTTCGCCCGATCAACTCCGGCGGCACGGGCAGCAGCATCACGGTCATCCTGGCCGCGTTCCCGCTATACGCCAAGACGGGGTACTGAGCATGAAACAGACCGGAATGATGGTCGCCATGGTTTTCGTGGCGCGTGACCTGACGCATCGGCAGCACCTCCGCACCACCTCCTACGCGGAGCACATGGCGCTGGGGGCTTTCTACGAAGGCGTCATCCCGCTCATCGACGGATTCGTCGAGGCGTACCAGGGTCGGTTCAACGAGCTGTTGGACATCCCGATGGCGGACAATGAATTCGAAGGCGACATCGGCGAGATTCTGGAACAGCAGATGGCGTGGATCGATGACAACCGTGGGCAGATATGCCCCAAGGAAGAGAGCGCGCTCAACAATGCTCTCGACGAGATTGTTACGCTGTATCAAAGCACGCTGTACAAACTGCGCTTCCTGGCTTAGGATTGTCTTTAATATCAAGGAGCTAGCATGCTTAATTTGTCTCCCGAAGAGTGGCCAAAAGTAGAGCGCTGGGCCACACAGGAGCTGGACAAAGTACGCACTAAGAACGACACAGTCGGACTTTCTGCGGAAGAAACGGCCGCCTATCGAGGCGAAATTCGGCTTCTAAAAAGAATTCTGGACTTGCCCAAATGGGCGACTCTTGAGGTGGGGGCTCCGCCAATGTCCGAGTGACGTTGCCGGGCCAGTTAAGAGGCGGATACAAAATCCGCCCGACGACAGATGACGGAGAAACGAGTGAGCGACGAGCAGATCTTGAGCGCCGAAGAGGCGCAAAAACTTTGGGACGAAGAAGCGAAAAGTTCGACGGAAGACCTGGAAGACCCAGCTCTTTCACAAGGACCAGAGCCCGAACCAGAGCCAGAGCCAGAGCCTGTGCAGGCGGATCCCTTCCAAGGGTTGCCACCTGAACTGCTGGCCAAAATCGACGATCTGCAAAAAGCGAACGAGGATCTCAAGAATCATGTCCGCGCAGCAGAGGGCCGCGTGGCGGCATGGCAAAGAGAGCGGGAAGAGCAGAAACGCTTGTCAGCGGCTCCTACTCAGACCGACATTGCCAAAGCTACCGCAAACCCGGAGAAGTGGGATCAGCTCAAACAGGACTTTCCTGAGTGGGCTGAGGCAATGGAGGAGTATGTTGGCTTCAAGGTCGGCCAGCCTTCTCAGGGCGTTTCGGAAGACCAGCTGAACAAGCTGATCGAGGAGCGCACCGAGAAGATCAGAGCCGAAGCACTGGAGGCCATCGAGTACGCCAAGCTGGAGACCAAGCACGGCGATTGGCGAGACACGATCAACAGCGACGACTTCGTCAAGTGGATCGGATCTCAACCCGTCGATGTGTACAACTTGATCGACAGTCCCAAGGCCGCTGACGCGGTCAAGGTGATTGATCTGTTCAAGCAGTCAAGAGCTCCAGCCACCACGACGACGGTCGCTGAGATAAAGAATCAGCGCAAGGCCACGCTATCCAACGCTGTGGTAACGAAGCCCGGTGAGTCAAGCAAGTCGAAAACACTCGACACGATGACTGCCGAAGAACTGTGGAACTACGAGGCCAGGCAACGCGCAAAGAAAAACGCACAGCAAGGCCTTTAACAAACTGACTTAGGAGATATGCCCCATGGCAATTCAAAATTACGGTACCGTCGCGTCGCGTAACTTAATCCGCGCAGCGCAAGGTATGCTTGAACACGCACAACCCATCACCGTTCTGGGCGACTTCGGTACCCAGCGCGAGATGCCGATGAACAGCACTGACACGCTGGTCTTCCGTCGTACTCTGCCGTTCGGCGCTTCTGCTGCCGGCACCACGATTGAAGGCAGCTCTCGCTACGTTGGCACGCCCAACATCGACGCCAGCAACTTCGTACTGGCTGAAGGCGTGACGCCGAACAGCAACACCCTCACGTTCCAGGACGTAAGCGTGCAGCTGCAGCAGTACGGTATCCTCTTCAAGTACAGCTCCAAAGTTGAGCAGCTGTACGAAGACGACATCCCCGGCGAGATGGTCAAGCTGACTGGCGAGACCATGGCCGAAGTGATGGAGATGGTGCGCTACGGCGTGCTCAAGGCCGGATCCACTGTGATCTACGCCAACGGCACAACCCGCGCCGGCATCAACACGCCGATCAGCCTGAACGCTATCCGCAAAGCCGCACGTACGCTGGAAAGCAACCGTGCTCGCCGCGTGACCAGCCGTCTGGCTCCCGGTGTCAACTTCGGCACACGCGCAGTGCAGCCCGCGTTCATCGTGTTCTGCCACACTGACGCCGTCGCCGACGTGCGCAACCTGCCAGGCTTCACCCGCGTGGAAGAGTACGGCAGCTTCAAGCCCATCCACGATCGCGAGATCGGTGCCTGTGAAGACTTCCGTTTCATCAGCTCACCGCTGCTGAAGTCTTTCGCTGCTGCCGGCTCTGGCACGCTCAACGGCTGTCTGTCCGTTGGCGCAGCCAATGTTGACGTGTACCCGTTCCTGGTGATCGGTGAGGATGCGTGGGGTCAGGTAGCTCTCAAAGGCATGTCCTCAATCAAGCCTATCGTTCTGAAGGCTTCTCAAACCAACCACGCCAACCCGCTGGGCCAGTTCGGCTACGTGGGCGCCTCGACATGGTTCGCCAGCGTGCGTCTGAACGACGCGTTCATGGCCCGTATCGAAGCTGGTGTGACTGCCCTGTAACCCGCTGGGGCGCCTCTGACGGGGCGCCCCGCTTTGATTTGAGGAGCAAGACATGACCGAAAGCATCAAACAACGCATGCCTAAAGTGCCGGATGCGCTCACCTCGCGTGAACTCACTCCGCTGCTTGAAGCCATGCAGACTGACATCGCTGCACTGGCCGCGTCGTTGAATCAGCTTCGCACTGATTACAACGCTGCAACAGTGCCGACTACCGCCGCTGCGGTGACCCCCACCATTTCCGCTTAAGGAGACACGAGCATGTCCTACAATATTGAACAGATTAACAGCGGCTTCGTGTCGCTGAACTCAGGAGCGATCGCTGCCGGCACAACTGCTGGCACGTTCAAAACCACGGTCGCAATTGCGTACACCAGCAACGGGGTGTTCAAGTCCAAGGCGATCACAAACAACCTGCCGTTCTCCACGGGCCACACCGCCCTGGGCAACAGCCAGGCTTGTCTGTTTGGCCTGTGGCTCGACGCCAGCGGCAACGTGACGACCTCTCAGGGTCCGATCGTGACTGCGGGTGATCCTTGCCCGGTGCCCAGCGCACCTGCTGCAAACCTCACCCCGTTCGGTCTGATCAAAGTGAGCACCAGCTCCAGCCAGACCTTTACCCCCGGCACCTCTACACTGGGCACCGGTAACACTGCTGCGTACACCGACATCTCCGCGATGCCGGGCAGCGCGCAGTAAGATCGCCGTCAGTTCCTCGCCTCTCTTTTTCCTTGGAGGCGAGGAACTCTTTGACGAGTCGCAGGTAACTTCGGCTCGTCCTTTTTGGCAGTACATTCAAAATAAACGGAGAAACAACATGGCGAGCGCAATTGAAATTATCGACGACAGCGAAAGCATTGAACCGGTCACCGGGAACGTCGATCTGAAGAAGGTGGTCAAAGAAGAGAAATTCATGGAAGAGATCGTTGTCGTGATGATTCATCCGGGCAACAATGAGAACGACGCGCCCTACGCGCACCTGAACGTCAACGGCATGAATCAGATCATCCCGCGTGGCCAGAACGTGCCGATCAAGCGCAAGTACCTTGAAGTGCTGGCTCGAATGAAAGAGACCCGCTACCGCCAGGTGACGCCGAATCCGTCCGAACCGGACAAGTGGGCGATGATCGCCAACCACGGTCAGGTGTTTCCCTTTGTCGTTGTCGAAGACAAGAACCCCAAAGGCCGTCCTTGGCTCGAGCACATTATGAGCGAGCGTGAATAATGACCTTCCTCCAGCTGATAAACCGAGCCAGGCAAGAGTGCGGCGTCACCGGCCCCGACCTGACAACGGTCACAGGGCTCACCGGCGAGTCGCTTCGGTTTTACAACTGGATCAACTCCGCTTGGGTTGATATTCAAACGGCGCATGAAGACTGGCAGTTCATGCGTCTGCCTTTTCAGTTCACCACTACGGCTTCGCAGTGGCAGTACACCCCGACCCAGGTAGGCGTCGGAGCGACCTTCGCGAACTGGAAACGAGACAGCTTCAGGGCCAGCACGCCCACCGCCAACTACGGCGATGAGCAGCTGCTGAACTTCATGGAATGGAACACGTTCCGAAACCTGTATCAGTACGCCAACATGCGCAACACGACAGCCCGACCTGTCGTGGTGACCATTGTTCCGCCGAGCAAGAACCTGGGCCTGGGCGCAATTCCCGATCAGCAATACGTGATCGTCGGGGAGTATTACCGCAAGCCCACCGAATTCACTACAGCCGCAGAAGAACCGGATCTGCCGCCACGCTTCCACCTGATGATCGTGTACCGCGCGATGATGTTCTACGCCGGGTACGAATCGGCTCCAGAGGTGTACCAGCGCGGTGAGCTCGAATTCAAACGGCTGATGAGCCGCCTTGAGATCGATTTGCTGCCAGACATAATCAGCGGGCCTCCGCTGGCTTGAGGAGAGAAACATGTCCACCCTGCCGTCGATGCCTCGGGTGCAGTACGACCTGATCCGCTTGCGCGGGGGTTTGGACCAAGTCACGCCTACCCTGTCTCTGCCCCCAGGCTACGTTCGGCGATCCGCCAACTTTGAAGCGTCCATCACCGGTGGCTACACCCGCATCGCCGGGTATGAAAGATTTGATGGCCGTCCCAGACCCTCTGATGCGGTCTACGACGTGTTTGAGTGCGTGCTCACAGGTGCGGTCGCCGTCGGCGATACGATCACTGGAGCGACGTCTGGCGAGACCGCAGTGGTCATCGCGATCTCCGGGCAGAACCTGATCGTCACCAAAGAGAGCGACGACTTCACCGACGGCGAGGTGATTGAGGTGTCGGCCGTTGCGGTCGGCACGCTGACCAGCCAGATCGGCGTCGTTGCGGACGGACTGACGGATGCGACCTATCGCAACCTGGCTGCCGATGAGTACCGTGGCGACATCGCCATCGTGCCAGGCTCTGGCCCGGTGCGCGGCGTCTTCCTGTACAACGGCACCGTGTATGCGTTCCGCAACAATGCCGGAGGCACAGCGCTGGCGATGTACGCCTCGAGCGGTGCCGGGTGGACCGCTGTCACCTTCGGCTTTGAGCTGTCGTTCAGCACCGGCACGGCAGAGATATTCGCCGGCAATACGGTGACCGGGGCGACCAGCGGTGCCACCGGCGTGGTGGCCAGGGTCGTCATAGAGTCAGGCGACTGGGCGACCAGCGACGCGGCGGGCAGGCTGATCCTGAGCTCCAAGACTGGCACCTTCCAGGCAGCCGAGAACCTGCAGGTCAGCGCGGCCACCAAGGCCGTAGCGGGCGGAGCAGCCACTGCGATCACACTGGCCCCAGACGGGCGTGTGGAGACCGTGATCGGCAATATTGGCGGAGGGGTGGCCAACTACCGGGCGTACAGCTGCGATGGCAAGAATCGCGCGTGGGAGTTCGACGGCACGACACTGGTGCCGATCAACACCGGCATGCTTGACGACAAGCCTCAGCACATTGCCGTTCACCGGCAGCACCTGTTCCTGTCGTTCGGTGCCTCGTTGCAGTTCTCAGGCCTGGGTCTGCCATTCCAGTGGGCGCCCATCCTTGGCGCCGGTGAGATCGCGATGAACGCGACAATCACCAACCTGCTGCCCTTGCCGGGCGATCAATCCAGCGGCGCTCTGGCCGTGTACACGCGCCGTGACACCTCGGTGCTGTACGGCACCAGCTCTGCGAACTTTGCGCTTGGCACGTTCAACACGGGCACCGGGGCGGTGGCTTACACCGCGCAGACGATGGACCAGGCCTACGTGCTGGACGACCGAGGCGTGATAAGCCTGGGTACCAGCCTGAACTTCGGTAACTTCGTGCCGGCGTCACTCACGATGAACATCCGCCCGTTCATGCAGCCACGAATAAACCTTGCCACGGCCAGCACGGTCAACCGAGAGAAGGGCCAGTACCGGATATTCTTCAACGACGGGTACGGGGTCTACCTGACAATTTTGAACGGCAAGTTACTTGGCGCCATGCCGATGCAGTTTTCTCACGTCGTCAACTGCTCGTTTGAAGGTGAAGACAACACCGGAGCGGCAAGAATGTTCTTGGGTAGCACAAACGGTTACGTTTACGAGCTTGACCGTGGCACCAGTTTCGACGGTGAGCCGATACCCGCATCGATTGGTCTTCCGTTCAACAGCACCGGCTCTCCGCGAATACTGAAAAGGTACCGAAAAGCCAGCG